GTAGGGTTACACTACCCCCCGAATCAATTCGTCCTGCGGCGTTAGAGAGAGTAAAGAGTCCTGTCCCAAAAGCATTGTTTGAGCTGTATTCTATCAGTCCAGATAACCCTCCCGAAACAAACGATGTCCCCCCAGAGTAGGTATTATTTCCGTTTATTGTTAAAACTGCCGTTCCACTTTTCCTTAATGTTCCTGCGCCGCTAATAACTCCGTTGAGCGTTGATGCGCCTGTAACTTCAAGCGTTCCAGCGTTGATTTGCGTTTGCCCTGCGTAGTTGCAAGTGCCAGATAGAGTTAATTGACCAGCCCCGTTCTTAATTAGCCCTATTGCGCCAGTAATCGCTTGCGAAATTGTTGTCGCGGCGTAACACATGAATTGGCGAAACGCCGCAGTTGCAGACGCTATTGCAGTTACATTGCTAGTCCCAACCTCTCCTGCATTGGAATCGGTTAATTTCATCCGACGATGATGTAAAGCGTATTTGAGGTTGGAGTTCCAATTGCGTTGTATGCCGCTTGCGTGATTTGCACCATGTTAAGCAGTTGAGTCCCGCCTTGAGCCGCAGTCGTGTCTGAAAGAACAATATTGGCTGGGGTAGAACCAGTTGCTCCCGTCGAACCTTGCGTTCCTACTCCCGTAGCACCAGTCGCTCCATCAAGTCCAGATATCCCTGTTGCCCCCGTCGATCCTGTCGCTCCCGTGGCTCCGTCTGTTCCAGAAAGACCAGTCGCGCCCGTGGCTCCTGTCGCTCCAACATCACCTTGGACTCCAGTAGCTCCTGTTGCTCCGACATCTCCTTGAATGCCTGTCGCGCCAGTTGAACCAGTCGCTCCATCCGCGCCAGTAATGCCAGTTGCGCCTGTGGAACCTACATCGCCAGCAATGCCAGTAGCTCCAGTTGCGCCATCTAACCCAGATGTGCCAGTCGCGCCCGTGGCTCCGTCAACTCCAGAAACGCCTGTCGCGCCAGTCGCTCCATCCAGTCCTGCAACACCAGTTGCCCCAGTCGCACCATCATTCCCAGAAACACCAGTCGCACCAGTCGCTCCATTGTTTCCAGCTATCCCCGTTGCTCCCGTGCTACCAGTTGCCCCATCAACGCCAGAGACTCCTGTCGCGCCAGTCGATCCTGTAGCTCCATCTGCTCCAGCAACACCCGTGGCTCCAGTCGAGCCTGTATCGCCAATAACGCCCGTAGCTCCTGTGGAGCCAGTCGCCCCGTCATTTCCAGCAACGCCCGTTGCACCCGTAGCCCCGATTCCCGTGGCTCCAGTCGAGCCGTTTAAACCAGTCGCGCCAGTCGCACCATCCGCTCCCGCAATGCCTGTCGCGCCAGTCGCTCCTACACCAGTTGCTCCAGTTGCCCCAGCGATACCTGCCGAGAATACAATGAATGCAAGGTCATGGTTGTTCGCAAAATTAGTTGTGCCTGTCCCAGTCGAGGTAACTAATGTGACTGGATACTCAACATAACCAGTTTGCAGAACTGGGGGTGCAGAAACAGTCCATTTTTGGTAGTTGTTGCTATTGGTTGCGTCTTGCAAGATCAATGTGTCACCTTGCTTTATGAGTTCTAGAAACACATCGACATCGACATTGTTTTTGTCAATGTGCGAGACATTGATTTGCGTAGCAGATACTTGAGTCGCATTGTTCCAGATTAGATGCGTTGAGGTTGGGTCGCCAGTTGTGATCGTCGTTTTTGCTTTATAGTCGAAAAATGATGCCGATTGTCCAGCATTTCCTTGAGGGCCAGTTGCTCCCGTTGCTCCGATACCAGTCGCTCCAGTCGCGCCTTCCAGACCTGTTGCCCCTGTCGAGCCGTCTGCTCCTGCTATGCCAGTTGCGCCAGTAGAACCAACATCCCCTTGAACGCCCGTAGCTCCTGTAGAGCCGTCCGCGCCAGTAATACCAGTTGCTCCTGTGGCTCCATCGTTTCCAGCTACCCCAGTCGCGCCTGTGGCTCCGTCAACTCCCGTTGCGCCTGTCGCCCCATCAACGCCAGCAGTTCCAGTCGCACCAGTAGACCCTGTGGAGCCTTGGATTCCAGTAGCTCCAGTCGAGCCATCGTTCCCTGCTACACCAGTAGCTCCTGTTGAACCTTGAGTTCCTGTCGCTCCTGTGCTACCTTGTCCACCAGAGGTTCCTGTAGCACCAGTTGCGCCATCAGTTCCAGAGATTCCTGTAGCACCTGTGGAGCCTGTAGCTCCGTCAACTCCAGAAATTCCAGTCGCACCAGTAGAACCTTGCCCACCCGCAACGCCAGTTGCCCCAGTCGATCCAACTCCTGTGGCTCCTGTCGCGCCTTGTTCTCCTACTCCAGTTGCTCCCGTGCTACCTTGAGTTCCCGATCCTGTCGCTCCTATCGCTCCTGTCGCGCCTTGAGTTCCAACGCCAGTCGCTCCTTGGATTCCATTTAAAGATGTAATTACAATGGTTGATCCACTTGGAACAATTGATGACATCGTAAGTGTATTTCCACTTATAGAATAATTTGCTGGGTCTTGTGTTACACCATCAATATTCACAGAGTAACCAATTGGATTGTTGGTAGTATTCCCAACAATTGAAAACGAATTTGTATTACCTCCATCATATCCCCAACGAATCCCGCCAAAAGGCCCAGCGGAACCAGCAACGCCTGTTGCGCCTGTGCCGCCTGTTGCTCCAACTGGACCTCCGCTCGGCCCAGTAGCTCCTGTTGCACCGATTGCGGCAGTTGCTGAACTGCCAGTAAAATCAAGTTTACCAGTAAAAGGATTAAATGTAAGTGCCATATTAAGATATTGCTACATTAACAAGGTTTGCATCATTAGAAACTGGAGGCTGAACAGAGTATTGCAAGGTGAGCGTTGCGACAGTCGTTCCGGAACTTTTGTATGTGACTGTTGAAACATTGTTAGTTGATCCATAATACGACAAAAGCATTTCATCGTATTCGGGAATCTGAAATCCTTGAACTGCGTTTTGGAGGGATTCTACGCTATCTAAAACTAGATGGCGGTATTTTGCTGTATCGAGAATAGAAGGAATGTCCATATCGGCTTTTGGTTAATTATCTGATTGGGAGGCGCGAGCAAAATCACTCGCGCCTCCATTATCAGTCAACTATTAGAGACCAGTTGCCGATGTCGAGCAAGCAAGCGGAATGCCGTCAAATGGGCAACGCTTATACACAATCGCGCAAACATTCTGCGGACGGATCGGCTGGATAGCACGCTGAATCTGATAGATGTGCTGGCCGAAATCGCCGTAGAGGTTGCAATCGTTGTCGCGGAAATAAGTCCACTCAAGTTCGCCCATGGCGAGCTGTGGCGCAAAGCGGAAGGTGCCTTCGCCAGTATAGGACTCAGGAACGAGACGCTTGAACGCTTCGCCAGCGATAACAAACATGACTTCGTATGGCGCGGAAACCCATGCTGGATTCCGGCGTTGAGCAAAGCCATTGGTGACAGCCGTTGAAATCGTCGGATTGACGAGGATCAGGTTGCCAGAACCATCAAACCCGCTTGCACGGAGAGGCTGTTGGTCGATACCGAACGCGAAACCGCGATAACCTTGGAACTGATAACCGCTGATGGACTCTTCACCGAGTTTGAAAGAACCAGTTGTGAGGCCGATCAAGTCTTCTTTAACATCTGAATCGTTACGGAAGTTCTCAATCTGATCCGCGCTGGCCATAACTTGGAAGAATTCGCCTTCGCGGGTAGCGAAAGGTTCTGCCAACATTTCCTCACGCATGAATGTTCCGATCCTGTAGAGCGTCTTGAAATTCATAGGAGCGTCAGGAACAAAACCAGTTGCCCAAGGTGCACCGAGAACCTGCATATCACCAGTCAAACTCTGGCTGAAAGTTTTCGTGCTATTGACACTAAACTTAATACCAGACTGAAGGAGATACTGATAGCGGATATCGGCGTTGATAAGCTGAAGGATGGTTTTCTCAAGAGCGATTTGCGCTTGGAGATACGAACCCTTGAATGCAGTCCGAGCTTGCTTAACGCAAACGCGAGGGCCAGCACCACGAAGGGTTTGGAGTTGGAATTGATACTCAGTCGAACCAACTTGATCAGGAGTAGCACCAACACCGCAGAGGGTGGTGTCATTCACGAATGCAGGAGCGGCGAGGGAAGCGGCAGGAACCGCCATTTCCTCAACCACGGAACGGACAACATCCGAAACATTCGGTAGAGTTCCGCCATCAATAGAATTGATATACGGAGATTTGCGAGCAAGCACACGGCCAATCTGGCCGATGATGCGGTTTACATCTTTGGAGGCGAAATTTTGAATAGTCGCCAATGAGATACAGTCGTTAGGCATAATTTTATTTTGGTTTTATGATTTGGTTTTTGAAGTTCCGAAATCACAACATCATTGCGCGATTCCAGAACAAATTTTTGCTCTTTTCAGAGCGGTTAATTTTTGGATCGCACCCAGCCGTTGGTGCCTTATTTGCGGCTTGTTTGGTTGATTGCCTTGACTTCAACCGAGTCACCAAAATAACGGATTTGGCATCCCGAATATGGCGTTGATTTATACCAACAAAAAAACAATGTCAAATAATTTTTTTAAGAAAAAATTTATTCGCTCAAAATTTCCCGCATCATTGCTAATTTTGGTTTGTCGGAAGATTTGCGAGCATGAACAATTTTTTTGTTCATATCGTCGTATTCTTTGCTGAAATTCAGAAGTTGTGATTCAGATTTGATGGTATTTCCGTTCATAATGTCTTCGGAAATAAATTTACTGATCGAACCAGCGCAAATGTCGTTGTTGGCATGAATCAAATAAGCTCTCGGATCGCCAATAATGATCAACGAGTCAGCAGAGGCCATTTTTTCAGCATCTTCTGGCGTGAATCCGACATTCACAACATCGTAATCCGACAACCAGCCTCCTCTTGCCGCATGAAGAGCGCACCAACGCGAAAACCTGACCATCAATCGCTGTAAATTGTTCTGGTCTTCTAAAGAAAGAAGCGGAGTTGCTTTCAGGATTTTAGCAATCAGTTTTTGCTGTAGTGCGCTACCTTTAGAATGGCTGTTATTCAACATCACGGGTTCCCATCCGTGTTTTTCCCAAGATTCTTTCCAGATATGCGCGCAAGCGAATTCCTCTTGTTGGTTCCTCGTCTGAATTGACTCGTAGTAAGCGTAAATTTTAGGCTTCATCAGTAGGTTTTATAGCCGACATGGTAAATCGGGGTTCCAAGATCAATGTGGGCCTGATGTCCTGCTTGTTTTGCTCGGTGACAGAACGCGATATCCTCGCCAACATGACCCTTCATTGGAAGAAAGTAATCAAACGGAGCCAGCGGATCGTTGGTTGCGAGTTCAGGGAATTTTTCTTGCATGTCCGTGAATACTTTTCTGTGAATCATCAAGCATCCGGTTCCGATCCAATCAACCGGAACAATGAAATCATCGTATTGCCGCGCATTTTTCGCCAGCGATTGATCGCTACACATCAATTTCCCGCCTTCTTGTCTTCCGAAATACGCTCCGCCAATCAATGTTTTTCCAGAATTTAATAGCCGATGAACAATGTGGCGTTGTAGCGGCAAATCGTTGACATTTTGCGCGGCTTGAACAGTCGCTCTCATCCAAGGAGGCCTGCCGATACTTGGGATAATGTCATCATCAATCATCAGCAGATATTTGGCTTCTGTTTGAAGAAATTTATGCGCCAAACGATTTCGGGAGTGATAAATTAGAGCGTCCCCAAGCTCCATATCGAAACGGATTTTGTCGCGCCCAAAGTCCAAAGCCAGCGCAATCAGAGCGAAGCATGTAACGGGATTTGTGGTTTTATACCAAGCGCATCCCACCATAATGTCACGACCTGAAAAATCAGTCCGATAAGAAGGCATTCCGTCTTGGTTGCGAGATTCCACAATAATTTCGTCAATTTTCGGAATTTCTTCCAATTTTGGCTCAGGAGCCTCTACCGATTCAAGAGTTTTAGCTTTCCGCCCTCGTTTTTTAGCTGGTTTCTCCGTCTTGGCCACAACCTCTTCATCTTTTTTCTTTTGCTTGGGCAAAGGCTCATCCAAGTGAGAAAAGTCTCTCTGTGGCCTTGCAGGAGATTTTGCAATGCTTTTAGGAGATTGTCCGGGTCGAGCGAACGGGTCGGTTTGCTCCAACGCGAGTGCTGTTATTTTTTCGTCAGGTGACAATTTTGTTTGGCTCATAAGATAATAATTATTTGTTTATTGATTAAATTCTCAGATGTCCGGAAATGCCGGACAACTGTCAAGGATTGCTTGACGATTGGATCAAGCTCCGGCTTCTTCCAAACCAAGATCAATGGCGTCGAGTGAAGACATTTTCAAACGATCATTGGTGCTGGCTTGTTTGTTGCTGGATGCGGTGGCGAGATTTTGTTTCGGCATTTTCCCAGCCCCCTTGAGTCGGGTGTTTTCTTCGGTCAACTGCTTCAACTGCTGTTGCATTTTTTGCTTTGTCGTTTGCTCGGCGCGAAGTTGATTTGACAGGACATGACTCATCGCGGCGGCGGCGGCGACATCAGCCCTTTCTTGCGAAGTTTTTGGCCACAACGCTGAAACAAAAAGGTTCTCTACATTGCCAGCCGTTTCGTTGTGCGATTGAATTGCTTTGACCTGATCGGGAGTTGCGTTTTTCGGGATTTCTTTACGCATCGCCCAATCAGCTTTTTGCTCAACGATTTTATTCTGCACATACTGGAAAATTTCGTTCTCTTGATTAGAGAACCATTCAACAGCCGCTTCACCTCGTTGCTGGTAATACTGCTCGGCATTGGACGCAGATTTTTGAACCTCTGCAACCCTCCGCTCTTGAAGATCAGAAACATCAACCAAACCACGCTTCAGCTTTTCAGCGTCAGTCAGCGGCAATTTATTGATTACATTGTTGACCCACCATTCTTGATTGACTTTATCAGGCCCACCCTGAGCTTCGATTTTTTGAATCAATTCATCAGAAGCCTGATGCTTCTTGAGGATAGAATAAATCTGCGTTTTAGCCTGATTGATTGGCTCATCATATTTCTTTTGAAAATCAGGATCAGACTGAACATCGAAGATGGCGCGGAATTGGCGCAAATCCTCGTAATCTGATGGGAGCGGAGGTTTGGTTTCATATTCCTGCAACTTGGAACGCATGGCCTCTGCTTCTTGCGCTTGGCGTTTATAGTTTGACGCTGTTTCCTGCAATTTGCGCCAGTTGCTTTGGTTTTTTTCCGAAAGATTGCGCGGTTGCTCGATAGCAGAAATTTCAGGGTCAATTTCAACCTGCGGAGCGGTTGGTTCCTGCGTTTGGGCTGGCTCGGCGGCTGGCGTTTGCGGTTCAGTTGGGATTTGCGGTTCTTCTTGCGGCGGCTCTTGAGGTTCTAAAACTGGTTCTTCATCTGGAATTCCTGCCTCTCCCGCCTCTCCTAATTCTCCAGTTTCAGAAAATGCCGCATCAAGCGCATCGTCAATTTGCGCGTCGGTGTCGTCATCAATCCTGTCCGCTTCAAGTGAAGGATTCCCGAATCCCGTCACATCCATTTCTGCTTTTTCGTTGTCTTCCATATTTATATTTGTTGGTTTGGTATTTAATTATTACTTCATTGATTTTGCCCCGCGACACCGCCATTTTTTACGGGACAGATTATTCGGAGAGTTTTTATCTTTCTTCCAATCTCCTTTGATTTTTGCAGAACGAGCGCAATACGCGTCGCCTTTCTTCGTTCCGGGACGAATACGATCCTTGCCATCTTTAGCTTTGCCAGCCTGCCCGTATTTGACAGTTCGTGTCCTTCCGGTGGCTTTATTTGTGACAATTTTTGTGAATCGTTTTTTGATTTCAGCCATATTTACATTGTCGTGAATGTTCCAGAAGATGGATCATCTTTTGTTTCCTGCGACATTGCAAGATCGTCCATTTCCCTCAAAGCAAATTCAAATCCTTCTTTGTATTTAGCCTGCAAAGCGACTTCTTCAATCGTTTTGCCATCAACTCGCGGGATGCGTGTTTTCAGGAATGAAAACAATTTCCCTTGGTTTTTGCTCAGGTATTCCCGAAACCTATTTGAATCAGATTGTTCCCAAGTCATTTTTTGTTGTCTTCGTTTTGAAAATCATTCCATTTAAATTCCAAATTGTCTTTGGCTTTACCAATCATGGCATTAACTTTTTCGGCAACCTTTTTCGCTTTGGTTTTCACGCCGCGATAAACATCTTTTCCGAACTCTTTAAGTTCTTTTGGGCTGACGATGCCTTGGTCACTCATCCCCTGTTTTTCAAGCCTCTCGTATGCGGCTTTTTCCTCGGCAGAAAGCAAAGAATCAAGTTCTTCCTCTTTCTCTTTCATCGAAGGAAGCTGTTTCAATTTAGCTGGTTCTTTTTTCTCGTTATTTTTTTCGCGTGTTTTTAGTTTTTTTAGTTCCATAAAATTATTTTTTAAGTTTTCCGTCTTCGCCGATAAATGAATGGTTTTTTCTCGCCCAACTATCGGCTTGTGCTGGCGTGAGAAAGTTCGGGTATTTATTCAATCCGTGTTGGCGCGCAATATTGACGGCTTGATCCGGTGTTAATTTTTTCCCTTCGACCATTGTTGGAAGAACATATTGTTTCTGGCCTATTCCGAATGTCCCAAGCAAAACATTACTTTCACTTCCATCAGGATTTTTCACCGCTGGATGCTTGGTTGGAAAACCTTGAAAATTTGCTGATGATCCACCCATAATTAAGCGGCTGTTGGAGGTTTTCCGGGAGCGGCAACTTGGTTGATTTCTCCGAGTTGACTTGGCGAAGAAGCGGCTAATGCCTCTCCTGCCATATTTGCTTGAGCTACTGATGGCCTTCTTCCTCCGCCTCCCATTCCGCCTCCGCCTGCGGCGGCAGGCATGATTTGATCAACAGGAGGAACATTCATTCCTGCTGTCAATTTGTCATAGGCCATTTTCAATCCTTCTTTGAAGAGTTGAAGTTTCTTTTTATCCATGCCTTTGCCTTCGGCTTGTTGGATATGCGTCATGTAGTGCTGTAACGCTCTCGTAAACGGCTGAACCATTTCAGGAGGCAGAGAACCTTCCGGAGCGTTAGCAATAACTGGCATCAGCTTTTGCGTGAGCGTCTGCAAGTGAATATCGTCATCGTCCCGAGGCGACACGGGAATCTCTTGGCCTGCCATGATGCTTTGCAACTCGATAACCTGTTGGCGCGTGGCTTCAATCGCGTTGGCTTGAACCATGTCAGGTGGCACAAGAACGCTATTCGCAATTTCCTGACCAACTTTGCGGCTCCAATCAAGTTTCATCAATTCGGCTTGGTTGATCGAAGGATTGCCCATGTAGCGTTGAATCAACAAATCCAGAATCGCGTTGTCTTGGGCCAGCATATCCGGCAACAATTCTTGGGCTGGCGAGTAAGCCATCAACAAAATATCGCTCGGCGGAAGATTCCTTTCGAGCATTCGCAAACAGGAATCAACTGCGTCCTCGTCCAGATGCCGAGGGATTTCAAACGGAACAACGAAAGAAGGAACTTCAAGTTCAGATTCAAGGAATGCCTCGACAACATCCCGTTTTCCCCAAACAGCGGCAGGATTTTGGATTCTTGCAACATCCAGCAATGTCTTGATTTCACTTGCCGCCCGAATGTGTTCAGGATGGCAAATACCCCGTTGCATACGCTGAACTGATTGGGAATACTGAAATGCCCATCGGGAAAGGATGCCTTCACGGATTTGGTTCTCAATCGCCGCCACTCGGTTGATTTCGCTGGCTGTTTTATCGCCAGTTTGAATTCCCATGGCAGACGATGGCAGGAATGTTCCAACTTGGATTTCTGCCAATCCGCTGACGAATTGATCCAAACGAATGAAATCCTCGACATCCGCTGGCATTTGCTGTTGAACAACCTCGTAGCCTTCTGTAATGAAAGCCACGGGATGGTTCACAGTAAGCGGAGCAACGCCATTTTTAGCTGTTGCTGTTTTACGGAGCAGTAACATTCCGCGAAGATAGGTATTGTCGATAATCAGATTCCTCGCTTTATCAACGGCAATGTGGGTGTTGTAGAGGTCTCGACCAGCCCCGCGACTTGACATCAAAGAGCCTGAACCGACTTCAATTGCGAACAACGCCAAGCAATCTGACATGCGGTTGTAGCGATCAAGTTGTGAACAGATTTCATCGCCTGTTTTATCGTCAAACAAGAATCGGCTGATTTTGCCTGTCGGCTCTTTTACCAGCAATTCTCCAAGCTCAACATATTTGGCATCGTTTTCGTAGGATGCCCCGTAAGAACCTTCACGCATCCAGTCCTCATATCGGCGAGCATCATCGTCGCTGTCGAGCGTTCTTCCGGCAGGGCGAGCGTTATTGATGGCTTTAACGAGATTCTTGATATGCCATCCGGCCAGAGCGGAAAGCTCGGCGTCTTCAAGAATAGGGAGAAGTTCAGCGATTTGATACCTGCGTTTTCTTGCCCAAATCGGAGTTGCGTCCACATGCTGGGGGGTCTCGATTGAGAAGAAGGTATAATCCTGCCGAAGGAATTCTGGTTTCCAATCGCGGGTATCATCCCAACACATTGCCGTGAATCCGAATGTCGTGTTTTCGTGAACAATCTGAGCCAACAAATCATTGTGACCGCTCCATCCGCGAATTGTCTTGGTGATTTCTTCGCGGAATACCTTGGTCTTTTGCTCGGCATCTACGCTGTTAATTGGATATTTGCTGTATGTTAGCGTCGATGCGGCTTCAATAACTGTTTTGAAAGGTGGCTGAATACGGCTGACGAGAATCGAAAGGAATCCAGTCGGGCGATTGCTTCGCCAGTTTTGCCCCATGCTTTCGAGCTTCTTCGGGCTGTATGGCGGCTCATTATTCAACTTCTTTTGAATCAGAGCGTTCTTTTTATTGCGCTCAACATTTTGTTGCTTCAATCGCTTGTATGCTGAATAGGCTTGCGAAGCGTCACGGAAGGTTCTGCGGACTTCCAAGGTTTCTTTGTCGATAACCTCGCCAGAATCATTGGCCTTTTGATCTGTGATTTCAAGTTCTACCCGTTGGTTTTTGTCAGAACCATCACGAATCCTTGGAGCTTTCGTTGCGTATGTATTGCTGACTTCTGCGGGGATTGGTTTGATAGTGTTAGCCATTATTGATTCAGCCAGCATTTGGCTGGCAAGTTTTGCGGTTTATTGAAATTGTTTTTGTCGAAAAACACAGCACTCCGGTTATCGTGGCGCATTATAGAACAACCTCCCAAAGAACGCGAGGTTTTTGTTTCTCTTGCTTGCCGGATACTTACAGATAGCCGATCTGTTGCGGTTATGCAGGATTGGCATCCACTACGCCACTTGATATTCTTCGGGCATTTGGCGCAGACCTTGGCTCTCGCTTCAGCCAATTCATCCGTGACGAAATCAATTCGTTTGTTGGTTGTCAGGGTATTCTTTGCCCAAACTGTAATATCTGTAAGAAGTTCTGTTTGCTGGTTTGGTTGTTCGATGCTGGTAACAACAACCATATCAACGCCATGACAATAGTTCGGGAAATTACCGCAAACGAAAGAATTAACATCGCCAACCACATCGCCAAGCGGAAGATTGTTTTCAGCGCGATAGTTCCTAACCACATCGTAAAGATTGTCGAGACTCAAACCTTCAAGCCGGACATCGCCGTCTTGATAATGCCATCCTCCCGGAGGGACCATGCCCCAAATTGGTTTAGCCATAAGGTAAATTCTTATACATGATTTCTATTTGGTTTACTCGCGTTTTGTGAGTTCTAACAAGATGTTTCCACTTGGTCAAAATATATGAGTTGCATTTCTGCTCACGAAAGAAGTTCCGGTAAGTGTTTGCGCCTCCTTTGTTCTCGCGGTGCGGAAAGGCTCCTGAAAGATTGTCGAGCCGAATAACCTTGTGGCCTCTCGTTGTGAGAGACAGAAACATATCGTAATCCTCTTTCAAGTCGGCTTTCTCGTCGTAGAGGAAATTAGTGTCGATCAGAACGCAATCATTCACAACCAACTTGTTTACAGTATAGTATGTTTTCTTGTAGTTGCGCGTATTGTTCTGAATTGAAAGTCCAACCAGCTTCACAGGATCAGACGCCGCATAAGCCACCATTTTCTTGAAAACATAATCAAAATCAACTGACTTGGCTTTCTTCTCGTTCAGAAACTCGTAGAATCTTGTAACATCATCGCTGAGTTGCAAACATAGCGAACATCCGTTGTTCTTGGCATCGGTAATCGCTTTGTTCCTCGCGGCAACGATATTGCCGTCCACTTCTACAACTCCTTTTGCGCCGTTCGTTTCATAGGACTTTTTTTCGTTCGGGCAGACATACCAGCTTGGGTCAATGTGCTTCTTGATCTTCTGCACATTCTCTGGTCGTTTGGTCGAAATGCAGGCGACCCATATTGGTTTTCCTGATATATTGTGAATCATTTCTTTTTCGTTACCCGTGAGATTTCAATTTCAAGACGCTTATTCCGCATCCGCTCAACTTCTCCCTGCGGAGTTTCGCAAGACCACATATTCTTGAGCGAATAGTAAACAACTGTGTAGCGCACAGAGGATGGTTTCAGTTTCTTGATCGGCGTAACTCCGTGAAGAATGGATTGGCCGTCGAACATTGAGAGCGAACAACTGGAAGTTTTCAGGCCAATGTCGAATTCAGGGAATGCCAGATAACCTCCCTCAACATCCCGCTTGAACGCGAACATTGCCGACCACACGCCAATATAGTTTCCGGTATCGAAATGATACTTGAGCGGATTGTTGTGGTTGACGATTCCCGAAGTAAACATGGAGCCATCCATGCGATAGTTCTTGAGAACTTTGTCATCGGTCATCTGATTGTGCCTGCGAGCCAAGTCTTCGTTGGTTTTCGAGTAAACATCTGCCGCGATACTGGCAAATTTCTTGAGGATTTCGTTCTCGTTCGGCTGTGAGGTTGCCAATCCTGTTGCCCTGCAAGGAAGATTTCTAATGGCGTTGCGCGGAGCGTAGCCAAATATCTTTGAGGATGTCACCAGACCAGATGTTCGCGTTGTCGTGTCGTATTTGATACGAGTCAGGCAATCAAACATCTGCTTGGTTTCGGCTGGAACCTTCTCAATATAAACGCATATCGGAACCCCATTGTGAAGAATCGTTGTGTCGCAATCAATCAGCGTAGAGAAATCATTCTCCGTCGCTGACCTGTTCCGAAATTCCTTCAAGTTGATCTTCTTCGGTTTGGCGTTGAGATATTGCATATCCGTTGGTTTCTAACAGGTGGTTGACAACTTCGGTATTGTTTGAAAGTCCGTGCTGATCGGCATACTTGCCCATGGCGTCGATGACTGCGTTGAATTCCTCTACTGGATAAACCAAGATGATTTGCCGGATAATCGACTCATCGTATTTATCTTTGTATTCGGCCATCGTTTTACCCTTGAAATCAACCTCGGCCATTTCAGGTTCAGGCGGATTCAGGAATTTCTCAATAGATTCGGCGTCGAATCCTGTCAGGTCGAGGTTGAAATCGGCTTCGCGGAGTTCGGCAAGTTCAATCGCCAGCATTTGCTCGTCCCATCCGGCATTCAGAGCGATTCGGTTGTCAGCGATGACATACGCTTTTTTCTGGTTCTCGGTGAGATGTCCGAGCCTCAAGCAAGGAATGCTTGTGAGTTCCAGCTTGCGAGCGGCAAGGACTCGTCCATGCCCAGCGATGATGTCGTTGTCCTGCCCGATTAAGACGGGATTGTTAAAGCCAAACTCACGGATACTTGCGGCGATTTGCGCCACTTGAGCATCGTCATGGGTTCGGCTGTTTTTTGCGTAGGGTATTAGCTTATCAACTTCGATTTGCTCTATTTTTGTAGGCTGTTGTTTTTTCATGTTATTTATTGAAAGAAATGGAATCTATTGGCTAATCAGAAAAATCTACAAACTGCATCATGTCAACAACGCTCTCTTGGTTTTTTTCCATAGGAGCTTCGCGTTTGCTTTCCTCGGTCATTGTGGCGATTGAACCGGAGCGTTGGCGCATTAGGTAAACGAGGATTGCAAGCGAATCTAACGAATCAGGACTGCTTGACCGAGTTCGCTTGCAGTAGTCTCCTTTGCTCTCGACCCTGACCAACCCCTGACCCGCTTGTTTGTAGCGTCTGCCTGTGGCTTGGCGAACGAGTTGTTCATTCCGGAACCCCGGACTGATCTTGAGATATTCAAATTCCAGATATTTTGATAGCCCGAAAAGCAATTCGGTAACAACTCCGCTATATAACTCGTTGGCTTGTTTGCTGTCTTCACCAAGGATTCTTGTCTCCGATGCGGCCCAAGAGTAGTTGACGCCCATTACTTCTTGCCCAAACAAGGTGCAAAGCGAATCATGGATTCCTGATCCGTTACCCGTTCGATCAACAGCAAGCCAATTTGGTTTGATCCGCATACTCTTACAGAATTTGATAATAGCCTGCGTTTGTTCAAGCGTGGCTCTCTTTGGGAAAGGAATCTGCGAGTCGAGTTGCAAGGCTGTTTTCGGGGACTTGAACTCATGAAACTTTCCGGCTTGGTCATTCCAGCCATCACACAGGCCAAATCTTCCGTATGAGCATATCACTTGGTCGTTGCCTTCCAGCGCAAGATCGAATGCGGCCAGCGGAACGACAGGGCCAATGAAACGCAAATTCCCAAGAGCGTTGTTCATCATTGCAGGCGTTATGATCATCATTGCCTGACCTTCCTCGGGGAACCATCCGCGAGCCATCGTCATCGCCTCTGCCGTTCTTCCACGGCTCATGTATCCCATGAATCCCTGATATGTCTGTAAGCCAGCGAAAACGATCTTTTGCTGTTCGACATTCTCGCACTTTGCCGCATCCAGACGCAGGACATGGTAGCCCTCTTTGGATTCCCACTCGAAATCATCCTCGCAGTCTATTGATCCCCATCCGTTGACGGGTTCACAGCGTTGGCCGAAGTCGCTGGTGCGGTCTTT